ACCATTGGAGATTGCGCATGAATGACAACGAAATTAAGACTTTGGTTGACATGATTTTCACCAAAATGACGCTGCGATGGGGGAGGCGCTTTCTCGGAATCTGGGAGGGTGTTGACTTGCTGGATGTGAAAAGCGACTGGGCGCATGAATTGCGCACCATGCCCGCCGAAAACATCGCCCACGGCCTGCGCAACTTGCCGGACGATCCCTGCACCGTAGGCCAGTTCAAGCGGATTTGCAACGCCATGCCGCCGCCAGTGTTCAAGGCTTTGCCTGCGCCTGCTGTGGATCGCGCAAAGGTATCCGACATGCTGGCTAAGGCAAAGCAAGCGCTAAAAAAAGTCTAAGGGTAAACACTAATACCCAAAACATCAAAACACAGGCAAGATTGAAACATGACCCTACGCAATCACTGCAACCCAGAAAAGCTACGCGCTCACGCAATCTTAGACAGAGTGCGAGCTGGCTGCAATGTGCCTGATAGCTTGATTGCTTGGGCGCTAACGGCTTTGGGCGAAACTTTGGAGTAAAAAATGAACGTAACAACACCTTGGATGCTTATAACTGGCTGCACCATCGTAGGATGGCTATTGCCGGAAATTCTTGCTGCAACGGCGAAAGTAAATGTGCCAATTTTTATGAATTTTTTAGGGGCTTTAGCAGGCGGGCTTATAGCTGGCGCTTTTGTAGGGTAAACACCTATTCACAGCAATGCAAAACGATAGCAGAATCTAATTTCAATCAACTCTGGAGAAATCATGTCAAATATCGACAACCTTACATATGGCGAACTCAAGAAAATTGCCGCTCTTTTTTCAAACACTGCGGCGCAATCTAGCGAAGGCTTTGAAAGCAAACACGTAGGCAAATACGTGATTGTGCGCACATACGCCAGCGGCGTATTTCTGGCAAAGCTAGAGCGTCATAGCGGGCGCATGGCAGAGCTATCTGATTGCCGTCGACTTTGGCAATTTAAGGCGGCAGAAGGAATCACACTGAGCGCAGTTGCTTTAAATGGCGTTGATCCAAAAGCATGCCGATTCCCCGCAGCGATCCCAGAGCAAACTGTTTTAGATTGCCTTGAATTCTTGCCTGTATCAGAAAAATGCTTGGTAACAATCCGCGCAACAAAAGCGGCAGAGCAATCATGAGCCATTTTGACGATTACGAGACAAGCTATGGCTCAGGCTATGGCTCTGGCTCTGGCGATGGCTATGGCGATGGCTATGGCTTTGGCTCAGGCTCAGGCTATGGCTTTGGCTCAGGCTCAGGCTGTGGCGATGGCTCAGGCTCAGGCTCAGGCTCAGGCTCAGGCTATGGCTTTGGCTCAGGCTCAGGCTCAGGCTATGGCTTTGGCTCAGGCTATGGCTCTGGCTCTGGCTCTGGCGATGGCTATGTCGATGGCTGAAACAACCTACCTGCCCTTAGACGAATACCGCTATCGCAGCATGCTAGAGCATCTTGCATGGTTAGGTAAACGACAAGGCTGGCGCGAATACGCAGAGCACAAAGCAAAGCAGTATACGGCCAGCTTCCCGGCGAATTGGCGCAGCAACTGAAGGAGAAATGAAGATGAATCAAGCCTATGGACAAAAGGCCGTTGGCACTTCGATTGAGCAATATGTTAGGCAACTGTTGGCTGAAGGCAAGACGACGGCGAACATGACACGCGACGAGCGCCACGACTGGGTAGTCAGCGAGTACCCCAGTGGACTCAATGGCATACAGTTCGCGGCACTGACGCTTTTGAGCGCCGGAGAGGACGGCATCGTGGATCCACCATCGTTGGCCGACGGGTTCAAGCGGCAAAGCATGCTCTTGAGCCTGTCGTGGCCGGAAGGATTGATTGAGCGACGCTGCCAGCGCGACGAGGCCGGGCGGTACTTCCTGACACCTAAGGCGCTGGCGTACCTTGAAACGCATACCGCAAAACCCAGCCAATCCCGGCATAAACACTGCGCAAGCAGCTATTGAATTAGGAGTAGAGATGAACGCCTTAAACGCGATTCCAATTATCGGCTGGCTTATTGCTTGCCTGCTTTGTTTTTTTATCGCCATCCCGGTTTATTTCCTGTGGAATTGGTTAGCTCCAACTTACTTTTACTGGTTGCCATCCGTGTACCTTGATTTGCCTTTTTGGCATGTCTTTGGCTTGCTATGGCTGATCAGCTCATTGCGTGGCTTGTTATTGCCAAGCATTTCATCAAGCTCAAAATCTGAGAAAAAGGAATAACCCATGAACAACACCGAAAAAGCAGCCCAATTCTTAACCCAAGCCCGCAAAGCGCGGCCAGATCGAATGACACAGATCGCGCTCCAAGAAAAGGCAGCGCGGCTTATTGCTAAGGCGAATCAACTGAAAGGCAAGAAATGAACTCTCTATCTTGGTTTTTGTATGCGGCGGAAGTGGTTGGGAATCTGAGTACTTTGCTTTGCACTATTGCGGTTATTTTGATGATTGCCACGCTTATGGGCTCTCTCTTTTCCTTCATTGCAAACGAATCAAGACCTCCAATGCATTTTGTATGGGTATTTGTTGCGGGGGCTTCAATGCTGTTTTTTGCATCATTTATTCCAAGCAAAGACACGATGTACGCCATAGCCGCATCAGAGCTAGGTCAAAAAGCTGTGGAAACTGAAATAGGCGGGAAAGCACTCAAGGCTATTGAGCAATGGATTGATAGCCAAGTCAAGAAATGAAGCCAACATTCAGCGGTGAAGTCCGCTTCAAAAGCTATGCTGATTCAAGCAGCTCAGGCGCTCGCGTGACGTTTACGCTGGATGACCGTGATCATTTGGCAAAATTCGTGGGGTTAGAGGGTAAACGCTATATGCTGGCGATTGTAGAGATTGGGGACGATGAACAGCCCGCACAGCATCCAGAGCCAGCAAAACAACCGATTGGGGCTTTGTGCCAATGGGCGGTTTCGCGGTGCAAAGAAGAAATATTTTTTACATTTATTCGGAATAAATATGACTTACACATGGGCGGCGCTGGGCATGGTTGGGGTGACTTGTTGCCAAACTGCATGAGCCAAGAGGCATTTTGCAAACATGCAATTATTGTGCTTTCAGATTGTCGAGGCAACTCACGAAAAGAGCTAGACACCAATCCCGAAGCGGCGCAGCGCTTTAAAGATCTAATCATGCAACCTTATCAGCGCTACTATTTGGCCGCAGGCGGGGTTAGAGCCAGTTTATAAAAGTGGGGTGCAAATTGAAACTAACTCACGGACTAATAACTGAAAACGAGCATGAAGGCGTTAAACGCGTTATGTCTTTGCAACGCTATGCGGACGAGCAAATCGTTAGGTATTTAATCAGCATAGAAACAACGTCGTCAGACGGGACGGTGGTTGAAATGCCGATTCAATTCTCGGAGCTTGGCTTCCAGATGTTTTGTGTATTTATGGAAAATGCGCCTCATGATCTAGAGAATTTTCCGATTACTGATGCAACATCCTAAATTCCAATGTATAAAAAATGAATCTTACAAAAACACAGCGGCTGTTAATCGAGGCAATTATTTATCACGGGACGATAGAGCTTGCTAGTCATTTATTGCACAAATCAAAAAAAACGACAGAAGCGCATTTACATAATGCGCGGAAAAATAACGGCGGTGTAAGCACAATGCATTTGTGTTTCGCATATTTACTGCATTATCCAGAAACGCCAATCCCAAAAAGTTTAAGCCCACATCCAGCGCTTCCGCAGCCCATTGAAATAATAAAAACAGACTACTCAAAAGCCATCATCACGGTTAATGATGATTTTTCAGACATGGATGACATTATTCAGTTTACAGACTTGAGAGCTATTTATGATGCACCCAAAGAATAAATACATCCGCAGCAAAGCCCTGCTCAAAGCAGTGGCCTCGCTGCCATGCCAGCTTTGCGGGCATCCTTGGACGCAGGCCGCGCACTCAAACCAAGCAATACATGGCAAAGGGCGCGGTATAAAGGCCAGCGACATTTACACGGCGGCATTGTGCCTGCATCACCATCACGAGATTGACCAAGGCAACAAGCTATCAAAACAAGAGCGCATTGAGATGTGGACGGCGGCGCATCAAAAGACCGTGCAAGAGCTAGTAGAGCGCGGATTGTGGCCTGAAAATATACCCAAGCCATGAAATACATCTACACCAAACCCGAAGCGGTAAGCGAGATAATGGATATGTACGAAAAACACATAAAAATGAACATGATGCGCAAGACAAAGCTAAAAAAAGGTGAAATATCGATACGTTCTCTACTGGAGCTAGAGGCGAGAGACAGGAAAGACATGCGAGAACTTATTGAAAGCTTTGTAATGGTGAGCTGATGGCGAAACTTAGGGAAAACACCTAGAAAATAGTTGTTGTAATGCATGAAGCGGTTAAATAAGGTGCTGGATAGAGTTTTAGGAGAAATGAAATGAAACCTTTATACATTTTTGATAGCATGCCGATACATGATAAAGCACGTTTAGTTGCGACATTTGATGATCGTGACCGCGTTGTTAAGATGTGGCGAGATGCCGATGTTCCGTGCTTCCAAGTTGCGGCAGGTGAGTTTTGAGACGCTTTGCCAAGATAGACGACAATCAGCACGACATCGTAAAGGCGCTGCGAAAAGCAGGCGCGACAGTGCAAAGCCTAGCCGCTATAGGAGACGGCTGCCCAGACTTGCTGGTGGGCATTTGCGGTCGCACGGTGCTGATGGAAATCAAAGACGGCTCAAAACCGCCATCAAAGCAAGCGCTTACACCCGAGCAACTTAAATGGCACGGGGCTTGGCAGGGCGGCACATTGCAGGTAGTCAATGATGTTGAAGGCGCTTTAAGGGTGGTTGGCATGGTCAAAGTGAGTATTGAGAGCACTAAAACATAGGGTAAACACCTAGAAAATAGTTGTTGCGATGCTTGATTTGTGCCGAAATTGGGCGCACAATACACACATGCACTCGAAATTGAATGCATCTGGGTCTAGGCAGAATCCTAGCGTTCCAAAGGAGCAAATCATGATACAAATCACTGCGGACAACGAAATTCTGATCGACGGCAAACGCACTGGCCTTGGTCTAATTCAGAAAGCCACCGGCACGGTGGTGTACACGCGAGAATCTGGTTCTGATAAGTACGCAGAGCATGCAATGCCCCTCGCTCGCTACAGCGCTGCTCACCCATCTCCAGCAAGCGGGGTGGCAGGGTGCAATCAGCTTGAAGATGATGTTCGCGCCTTGATTAAAACTCTTTAATTCAAGGAAAACGAAGCCATGACTCAAAGAAACCAAGCCTATAAACAGATTTTTAACAATCTCGGCTTTGAGAATGCGCAAAAGATAGCAGCATCGCTTGATGCTGATTTGAAGGCCGCTGGCGAGGCATTAGAGCCATTTCCGAGGCTACCTAATGGCCTCACGCCAGATCATGTAAAGCAAACTCCAGAATGGCAGGCGGCAAAATCGGCATTTGATCGGGCTTTCTCAAAAGTCAGGGCGTTTAATGCGCTGTACACAAAAAAGTTTAAAAAAGAGCTGGCAAAAGTTAGAAGCGAGGCGAGAAAATGAATCAAATTTTAGTCAAAAACCCGTGGCACAAACCCGGCCAAAACAAAGAATACTACGATTATTCAGGCCGCCCGCATCAAGAATATCGGGGATATGACCTCTATACGGTGATTGAAGGCAAGCCGGGCGCGTGTCAGATTGACATTGTGCATAATGGCGAATGCATCTCGCAAATGGCCGGCATGAATGGCGCAAAGGCTTTTATTGATGCGAGGATTGAGAAATGAAACCACCATTAGCACAATTCCAATCAGATCAGCGAAAAGATCGTAAGAGCATTGCAAAACTGAATCGACACAATCAACTTGTACAAGGCCTAGATGCCATTATTAGAAAGCGGAAAGCGGAGGACGTAGCAGCACAAATCTCCGCCTATATGCCGATTCACGATCACCCAAAACCTAAAAAATGGTGGTTTTGGTAAAGATAGCGCATAATCGAATGTTCTCCTACCGGTGAAAATCCGCCTTTGCCCCGCCTAAAAACGGGGCTTTTCTTTTTGTTGTTTATTCGCTACAATGGGGCATCTTTGAAAACCAAAGGGGAAAACTGTGGCAAATAAAATACAGACGGAAAAATTGGACAACCTAACCCAAAGAGGTAGAGGTAGGCCGCCTGGGGCTGTAAACAAGGCCACAAAGGCTTTTCGTGATACGGTCAATGACCTACTAGCCAAGAATAGCGAAAACGTCGATAGATGGCTTATGCAGGTTGCGGAGGGTCAACCAGAGCACGAAATCAAGCCAGCGCCTGAAAAGGCTTTAACAATCTTGGCTCAATTGGCAGAGTACGCAGCGCCTAAACTTAGTAGGGCTGAACACGCTAACGCAGATGGCGAAGCATTCAAACTAGTCAGTAAAGTGCAGTTTGAAATTGTCAACACTTAAGATTAAAGTCCCTGCAAAGCTAACCCCATTACTCCAGCCTAAGCGATACAAAGGCGCATATGGGGGAAGGGGCGGCGCAAAATCGCATTTTTTCGCAGAGCAAGTGCTTTGCCAAGCGTTAGCGGGTAAGCGTATAGTTTGCTTGCGAGAGGTTCAAAACTCCATTAAAGAATCAGTAAAGCAGCTCCTAACCGACAAAATATCAGCCTTTGGCCTTGACTCACAATTCGAGGTTCTTGAATCAGAGATTAGAGGCCCGCACGATAGCCAGATCATTTTTAAGGGGCTGCAATCCTATAACGCAACAAACATCAAGTCTCTAGAGGGGTTTGATATTGCTTGGGTAGAGGAAGCGCAGACGGTCAGCCAGCACTCCTTGGACATATTGCGCCCTACATTGAGGAAAATAGGCTCTGAGCTTTGGTTTAGTTGGAATCCGAGATTTAAGACCGACGCAGTTGATAAGTTCTTTCGCAAGGAGAAGCGAGAGGATGCTTTAGCGGTGATGATTAACTGGTATGACAATCCGTGGTTCAAAGATACACCGCTTTATAACGACATGCTGGCAGACTTTGAGGCAGACGAGGATAAAGCAGAGCACATCTGGAATGGTGCGTATGGAGCAAGCCAAGGGGCTATTCTTGCTAAATGGGTTGGCAAGGCAGAGCGAGAAGGCCGCATTCATGATGATGTCGTTTATGACCCAGATGGGGGAAAAATCATTGTGTCGTCTGACCTTGGGTACAGGGACACGGCTACATGGTGGTTCTGGCAGTCTGTACAAGGCGGTTATAACGTGCTTGACTACATGCAAGGCACAGGCATGGACGCAGACGATTGGATACCTGAGCTTGAAAAGAAGATCAAAGAAATAGGCGGGGGGGATTGCTTGGAGAGAATTTGGCTACCGCATGACGCAAAGGTCAAAACATTCCAAAGCAAGCATTCATCTGTTGAAAAGTTCTTATCCGCATTTGGCGCAAACCATATAAGCATTGTCCCGCAGTCTCGCAAATCTGACCAGATTGAAAGCGCTCGGACAATCATCAAAAAGTGTGCCTTTCATAAGACAAAATGCGAAGAAGGTTTAGACGGTCTAACCGCTTGGGAATACGATTACAACGAGGAAACAGGCATTTTTAGCAGAGAGCCCAAACACAATTGGGCATCACATCCAAGCGACGGGTTTGCTTACGGAACGCAGATAATTGACCAATTTAAGCCTAAAGAACCCAAAAAACAGCCAAATTTCCCCATAAAAGGTACAAAATCAGGTATTATCACAATACCCCTCGAGGAGCTATGGGGGGATACCCGTATATCAAAAGAGAGGTATTGATGCTAGACAAAATCATTTCTGCAGCAAATAGCGCGGTGGCTGTGGTAATTACGCCATGATTGATGTTACATCAAGAAAAGTTCTAAATCCCGAGGTTAGCCCCGGTGTTTATATTTGCCATTACACGAGCAAGCCTGTGCGTGTTGAAGATGCTATTTTTCTTGGGGCTATTTTGCCAAGCGTTTCCGGCTCTTATGTTTGCCACAAAGATGCGGTAAAGGCTAGAAAAGAAAGTGCGCGGGATTTTGACCAATTTGAGAAAAACTGCAACACATGCAAAAAATTGGAGCGTGTGCCGCATCACAAGGCTGGGGGCTTCTTGAGGGGCAAATGCGAGGTTAAAGGGGTTCACTCATTCCACCCTGATGACCCAATGTTCATGGAATGCTGGGAGCAACGGGCATGAAAACAGCGCAGCAATGGTTAGCCGACCTGCAATTATCCAAAAAAGAAGATGAGGCATGGGTTAAGCGCGGGCGCAAGATCATCAAGCGCTATCGTGACGAGCGCAGCCAAGCCCAAACCGGGCAAAAGCGCTTTAACATTCTGTGGTCAAACATTCAGACGTTATTGCCTGCTTTGTACGGCAAGACACCACGAGCGCAGGTAGAGCGCAGGTATAAAGACCAAGACCCCGTAGGCCGCACAGCCTCGACAATCCTGGAGCGCTGCTTACAGTACGAGATTGACCACTACGGCGATTTTGACGCATCTAGCAAGCTGGCTATTCTTGACCGCCTACTGCCGGGGCGCGGCGTTACTTGGGTGCGCTTTGAAACAAAAGAGCAAGACGAGGTAGCAGAGGGCGGTGAGGTTGACAAATACGAATATGAGTGCAGCCCAGTGGATTACGTGTTCTGGGAAGATTTCCGATACACAGTAGCCCGCACATGGGACGAGGTGACATGGGTGGCGCGTAGGGTTTATATGACCCGCGCAGAGGTTATTTCCCGCTTCGGCGATAAGTTCAAAGACGTGCCTCTGACGCAAGAGCCTATCGGCCTTGACGACATGAAGCGCAACGGTGAGCAGACCGACCACTTAAAGCGTGCGCAAATCTGGGAAATTTGGGACAAGTCAAAGAAACAAGTTGTTTGGGTTGCCGAGGGTTACGAAAAAATCCTAGACGAGCGCAAAGACCCATATGGGCTGGATGGGTTTTACCCTTGCCCTTGCCCATTGTTTGCTACGCAGACAAGCGATCAACTTGTGCCTGTGCCTGACTTCGCGTTGTATCAAGATCAGGCTGACGAAATCGACATGCTCACGACTCGTATCGGTATGTTGACCAAGGCCGTTAAGGTGGTGGGCGTTTACGATGCGTCACAGACGGGTATTCAGCGGATGCTCAATGAGGGCTTTGACAATCAGCTTATCCCCGTAGACAAATGGGCGGCATTTGCGGAAAAAGGCGGCGTAAAAGGCACGATTGATTGGCTTCCGCTTGATGTAGTGGTGGGCGCTCTGAATGAGTGCTACAAAGCCCGCGAAGCTGCTAAACAAGTCATTTATGAGATCACAGGCTTGTCGGACATTATTCGTGGCGCATCTGTTGCCAGCGAAACCGCAACGGCGCAGCAGATTAAGAGCCAATACGCAAGCCTGCGATTGAAGCGCTTACAGCAGGATGTAGCCTTATTCGCCACTGAGATTCTACGCATCAAAGCGCAGCTAATCTCCGACTTCTACAGCCCTGAAACCCTTCTGAATATGTCGGGCATTCAGGGCACGCAGGACGAGCAATATGCAGAGGCGGCGATTCAGCTTATCAAAGATGAGCCTGCTAGAAACTTCCGTATCGAAGTGGCCGCTGATTCAATGGTGGAGATGGACGAAATCTCAGAAAAGCAAAGCCGGATGGAGTTCCTAACCGCTGCGGGTCAGTTTATGCAGCAATCGCTACCTGTTGCACAAGCGCAGCCAGCACTCGCCCCGCTTATCGGTGAAATGCTTATGTTTGGTGTTCGCTCTTTCAAGGGGGCGAGGACGCTAGAAAACGCATTTGAGCAAGCCTTAGCCAAGATGAGTGAGCCACAGCAGCCACAAGGCCCAAGCCCTGAGCAGATGCAAGCGCAGGCAGATCAACAAGCAGAGCAAGCAAGAATGCAGCTTGAAGGCGCAAAAATGCAGGCAAGCCAGCAGCTAGAGGCCGCGAAGCTACAAAGCCAGCAAGCGTTAGAGGCGCAGAGATTCCAACATGAGACACAGTTGGAGTCCATGAAACAGCAGGCGGAGACTGAGCGGGCAACCATGAAAGCCAACTTGGACGCGCAGGTTAAGCTAGAGATTGCACAGATGACCGCAAGCGCAGCAGAAAAGCCCTCCACTACGGTGCAATTTGACGCAAAAGACCAGCTTGGTGAAATTGGCGAGACGATCAAGGGTATGGCGGGCGAATCAGGCGCGGTAATGGCTGAAATGGTCAATCAACTCAGCACGTCGGCTGAGTCTATCGCTCAGGCTGCTAACAATATGGCTATGGTGGCCGCTGAAATAGCAAGACCTAAACGCAAAGTCGGGCGCAAACTCGCTGACGGTTCATTTGAAATGATGGAGCAATAACATGCCTTTAAATACCCAACTCGCAAACGCTCCCAGTAGCACTTCCCGCGCATCGCTGTCATACGGCGACTTGAGCGCGGCTTAATTTTGAGGGATTGAACAAATGGCATTCGCACTATCCGGCACCGCGCCGAACGAAATCATCACGCAGACAGGTACAGACACGAACCTGTCTGCGCTGGCCGCAGTCGCTGGAGTAACTACCCGTGTTGTTGGCAACAAAACCATCTACAACATTGGCAACCGTCGGTTTCGTGCATCTGGCGATTTGAGTTATGACGCGCGCACCGAGAAAATCGAAAGCATTGGTTGCACCACATCGCCCGTTTTTGAAATCACAAGCGGCGGCAACTACGCACCACGTTCATTCATCGCCATCGGCGGCATCAACTATCCGACATATGACGAGGCGTTTGAATCTCGCCCTCTGAACAACACGGTTCAGACTGAGTTTCAGCTTAGTCAAGGCGGAACACTGAATCTTCAAGGTGCAAAAATCTCTGTCGCAGGAACCGGAAACAACTTATTCCAGGCGATGATTTTTCATCTTGGCGCAACACTCAGCATCACAAACGGCTGGCTGAAATCTGGATTAGGCGTAGGCCAACAAAGCCGATGGGGTGAAGGTGGCTCAGGCAATTTGAGCGCGTACAACATCAACGGTTTGGTGTTGGAAAACTTGCAGTTCACCGTTTTCTCGGTGATTGGCACGGCACTCGGCGTGGAGCCATTTAACGCTTTTACCCAAGTGGTAAGCGCAACTGGCTTGGACTTGCAAAACTACACACCTAAATCACCAAGCAACGGAGCAGATAACTGGGACATTGCCAATTTGTACCTGACAGATGCGTTTTATGGGTCGTTGATACCGCTTACAGGAGGGAATGGTGCAGTCGGCATAAACCGCTTTACCACTATGCGCAAACGACTTGTTGTTCAAGCAGTGGATTTGCTGGGTGCGGCCGTGACTGGTGCAGTCTCTTACATCCGTGACACCAACAATGGCGCACGCCAAAACGTGGTCAACATCCCGAACCAGCTCAACGACAACGTGTATATCCAAAGCACGAACGGTGGTGGGGCGACACCGCAACAGACCGTTTTTGTATTGCACGGTAAAGCTGTGTCCGGGGGGTTTATCCAGCCCATGACTCGCGACTATCGTAGCAAAACTACAGTAGCGGGTGCAGACCTTTTTGACATCCATGTTTGGGCATACGCTCAGCAATACACCTTGTTGCCAGATCAGCCATTCAAAGGTGCTGGGGTCACCACGTACAAGGGGCAGATGCCGCCCGATACCAGTGTGACCCTGACGCAAGCAGCAGCGGGTGCGCTGACGAGCATCAACAACCTCGATCAACTGCACGACGCAGCAAAGCATTGGAAAACCCGTCCCGTCCAAGCTCAACTTGAATATCCAACAATCGGCACGCAGCCGATCACGCCATCTGGCACTGAGCTTCTATCTGGCATACGGGCTATTGTGGTGGATGCCCTTGCATCAACGGCTTTTTCGATCAACACGACGACTCACACGATCACGATCAAGTCGTCAAACCTTGCCGCTGGCGTGAAATTCAAAACGTTGGCATCGACCACCACGATCACGGCGATTAACGGCGCAACAATTTCCGCGCCTTTCACCGATGTCAACAACGCTGGCCAGATCACCATCACTGGCCCCACTGCCACTGACACAGTGGAGATGCGCAAAGCAAGCGACAGCAGCTTGATTGCCACACGCACCGGCTCCGGCGCTTTTGCCGTGTCTCCCGCAAACGTGGGCGTGTCGGTTTACTTTGAGCGCAAGGTGGGTGCAGTGCTGGTCATGAGCACACAGCCCACGCCCGTGACACTGACAGCTGGAGCCAACGCAGATGTTCCTATGTTTGCCGGCTCACAGGTTCAAGTTGCGAACTTGGACAACGTGGCAAAAGAAACAACACTGCAAGCACTGGCAAGCACAAACCAAGCCGAGCATGATGCGACTCAATTAGCCATTGCCGCAATGCCTGCACCATTGAACAGCGCGCAAACCCAAGCCGCTGCCGCCGCTGCTTTGGTGGCTTATGACGCAGTTGTACCCGCTGACTTGGCTGGGCTTGCAACATCGGCCAACGTGGCGGCGGCACAGTCCGCCATCATTGCCGAAGTGGACGCTATCCCAACCAATCCTCTGCTAACAACAGACACGCGATTGAACAACTTGGACGCGGCTATCAGCACTCGCGGCACTTTGACCGCGCCACAGGTGCGCACTGAGCTTGCTACGGAGCTTGGCCGCTTGGATGTGGCTGTGGGCACGCGACTTGCAGCAAGCGCGTACACCGCGCCTGCCAACGCTGATATTACAGCCGTAAAAGCAAAGACAGACAGCCTCACTTTTACACAAAGCGGGGCAGTGGATGCGAACATCCAGTACGTCAACGATGTGCAGGTGAAGGGTACGGGCACTGAATCTGATCCTTGGAATCCGCAATAATGGCAAGCGCTTGGGCTAAATCGTGGGGTAAATCGTGGCTCCATAGCTGGGGCACTGTCTCAGGCGGCGAAACCATAGACACCCATGACGGTGACGCATGGCGCAGGTATCGCAAGAAACTTGAGCGCATTGTCAACATGCAAGACGCATTAGAGGCGGTGCAAGAAGCGCCAAAAGAAGCAATTGAGGCAATTCAAGATGCTGACGTAAAGCCTAAAGTAAAGGCAAAAATCGCATCATTAGATTACCAAAAGGTTATAAACGACCGAAAATTACAGGAATTCATTGCACGACAGTTGCTAATTGTTGTAGAATTGCAACGCATCGCGCAAGAGGATGACGACCTACTAACCTTCATGATGATGGACTAAATGAGTAAAGGCAGCAACCGACGACCCGAGGACAAAGCCACATTCGATGACGGCTATGACAAGATTTTCAGCGGCAAAGTGCAGCGCGGCAAATTCATTTGGGACAAGGAAAAAGGCGATTTTGTGCCTGCTGATGAGTACGTGAGACCTGAGAGCGCTGCGCCTTTTGTGATGGGCGATATTCAACCTTACAAATCCATGCAAACCGGCGAGATGATCGGCGGGCGCAGACAGCACAGAGA